CAGCCATGAGTTGACACCAAACGTGTAGAGCGGAGTTCTGTTTAAGCGAGCGTTGCTTGCCAGTGGCCCATTTAATAACTAGATACTTGTCCTTGGCATACAGCTCGTCTATATGCTCCTTAAACATCTTCATTGCGTGGTCTGAATTAACTATCCAGTGTTGACCTTCATTTATACTCATATCAAATATACCCAATGAATTCGATTCTTCCATCGTTGCCTTTTTCTCGCGCTTCTTGGATTAGTGCGTATTGCTCACGGTAATGCTTAGCAACGTCTTTGAGGTTCTTTTTATAATCTTTAGCAAGGCTAATGTTCTCTCGTTTCTCACGCAGAATACCAATAGCCTCTTCGCCAAGATGCGCCTCAGCCCATCGCTGAAAGTCGTCAGGATTACTACCTAGCTTCTGGTGACAACCAAAGCAATGAGCAAAGGCATTCATGGGATCAAAGCGTACAGCGTAAGCTCTGCGCCCAAAGTAATGACTACAATGAAGTCCTTGAGATCCTTCCTCATACTGTGTGCCGCAGGCTTCGCAGCGCCAGTTGGCTCGGGATCTCACGCACTTACTGAACATAGTATCTGCCGCAGTAATCTTCATTCACGCACCTTCAATACTAAGTAGCGTTTTGCTGCTTGATCAGAAAACTGCTTAACCTTGTATTTGGTTGGCTTATTGCGGCAGTAGCTAGAGATTGAATGATAGGCAGTGCGCATATCATCATAATCGTCAAATTGAAGAGCTTCAGTCTCAGAAATTTCAAGCCAGCGCGCAACATACTTGCTGCGCGAAGGCGCTCTGTTAAGACCAGCTTCTTTTAGGTCAATAACTTTCATTAGAATGGTATATCCTCATTGCTAATTGGAGCTTCTGAAGCTGGAGCAGTGCTAAGAGGAGCAGCCCATTTTAGTGAAATGTATGGCTGGCCTCCGTCTTTGCTTTCATTTCTCCAACCTTTGAGGCTGATCTTTCCTGTCTTGTTAAGATTTACTGCGCCTTGCTCATATGCAGCAAGAAGCGATTTAAGAGCCTCTGGATCAATAGAGGCATAATAAGAGTCGTCATACTGGGACTTATTAACGCTTGTAAGCGTGGTAAATTGGTTGCTCATTTAACTTCTCCGTTTCAGATTTAACGTAATTTGCTGCTTCAGTTAAGATTGGCACAGCTTTTTCAATAAACTCATCATCTCGCTTTACCTCAACGATGAGAGGTTTTAGGTCTGGGTGATAGCTGAAAAAGAAGTAACGCTCTACTTCAAGCAGCCACATACTCAGTTGAACTTGTTGAACATACTCCACAGGCAGCTTCTTGCTACGCATATAACGAATATGGGTAGAGGCTCGTGGCGACTTAATCTCAACGCCTGTGTCAGTATCTAGTGAAAATAGGCCATCTGGCGAGCATCCTATGTCATAGTCGTCATGAAGGTGGAAGCCTACCTCTTTGACATCTACCTCCATAATTGCAGCAAATAGGTCTCTTGCTGAGCCTTCACGCTCGTTTCCTCTTTCCATGTCGGCATTCTTAAAGGTATCCACAGGCTTGCCTGTGAGCCTCTCAGCAATGACTTGGTTAAGGTAAGTATCACGAGTAGAAGATGCAGTCTTCTCTCCACGGCTAGTTACCAGTGACTTAAAGCTAGATGCAGTTATGCAACCAGCTCGCAGTGCCAGCCATTCGTCAGTGCCTTGCTGAACGTAGTAAACTCTCATAAGGCTGTCTCCAATTGATCAATCCTGCCTTGGATGATGTTGGCCTGATCATTAGTGATAACCCATGTCTTAGAGCCAACCTTTGATAAAGCAGCCTCTTCAGAAACATTAAGATCAGCAAGTTTTGCGCGAATCTTAGCAACAGTCTCATCAGTGGCAAGTTTTGGCTTTGGAGTAGACTTTTCACGCTTACCATTAGTAGCGAAGTCTGCGTCATCATCTAGCTTTGGATCGCTAACTAAGAATAAGCTGCATAGGATGTAACGCTTAGCGTAGGTATAACAGCCTCCAGTAGCTTGTGCGTGACGCTCTTTCTTATCAACAAGGCATTCTTGGCAGACTTCCTGACCGCTAGGCTCGTGCCGCATCCAGATGCGTACGCCAGCCTGATCCTCTTGATTGATGTCTTCAAAGTAGAAGAAGATGCTTTGCTCTGACAGGACTTTATAAACGGCAGGCAGCAAGTCTTCGAGCTTATGGTACTTATGACCATTAGCGAAGCCGTTGACTCCTGACTTTTTAGGTGAAGTGAAACTTGCTTGCGCCTTAAAAAACGCAGACCAAAAGTGAGATTTATCCATGAGTGACTCCCATCGCTCTGTAAGTGGAGATAGGAATCTAGCACGTTGTTAAGTTATTGTGCAAGCAAGTTTGAAAAAAGTTTTATAATTAGGTGTATTGGCGCACCTGAGAGCGAGGCTCGTGATGGGAGATACAAGATGCAGTAGGGAGATCTGCATTACGCCAATACATATTGTGTATTGTACAACACAATAATTAGGGTGTATATTGGCGATCCGGTGTGATAAATCCTGACCGTATAACTCATGGATTATGGCCTATGGGTAGCCTGAAACACCCAGATAGCGCAGTGTTCCGAGAGTGATGGGATCGCGCCCAACCAGCAAAGGACGGGCGGCAAACCAGTTTAGCGGACACAGAGGTGGCTTGACGCAGCAATCACGGATGATAAAGCGTTCTGGCAATAGATACACTGCGGATCATGCTGAAACTAGGGACTAGGTGTCCCAAACCATCTAAATGACTTTTTTCTTCAAATAAGTGTGAAAGTTGTTGATGGCAAGTGTGATAACTGTAGAATGATTTACATGGAGAGGCGCGGTGCTTCTCACTAATGGGAGAAAGATTATGTTTGATGTTTATTGTCCACATTGCGGCGAACCTTATGACCAAGACGTATTCCATGAGCCAGAGGCTTTTGATGCGCCAAAAGGCAGCTATAAGGCGTCTGCTGCGCTTTTCAGAGCTAACGGCTGCGGTATGTTCCAAGTTGATCCAGCGATCTGTACACGGCCTGTAGTGGAGACTCCTGAGCGTATGGAGTTAATTAAGGCTGGCATGAAGCTAAGCGAGCATCCAGATGAGTGGCTTATGTTCCTTTAGTCAAGGACAAATCAGCCGAAAAAACCTGCGAATTTGTCCGTAACTGCGGACAGATTTGCTATTTTTTTTATTTATTTTGTCCGTAATCTCTAAGTTGTTGAAAGTTAAGTGTATTTAATTTGTGTGATAAGTGTAAAAAAGTTGAACTGATGTGTGGTTTTGCTATGATGTCTACATGGAGCGGCGAGGTGCTGCTCACTAACGGGAGAATAAAATGGACGTTTTTGATCGAATAGAGTTAGAAGCAAAGAGCGTTAATTTGAGCGAATATGCAGCGGCGCAAGATAAAGCTGAATTTATAGAGCGGATCATGTTCGAAGAGCAGCTTTATCCGAAAGACCGCACTCTTTATCGAGGATGCGTTGAGTATTTCGACGAGTTATTGTGGAAATCCGCAAAGTCGAAAAATCTTATCTAATATCAATCGCGCCCTGCGGGGCGCATCTTTCGGGAGAGCATCATGATTCATCAAGCTAAACTTCTGAAAACAGCATTAAAGCAATCTGGCATTGTTGATCGATACGGAAAAACACCAAGCTGCCGAACAGATAGAACGAAGGTTGATGGAGGTTTTGAGTATGGTGATGCGGTAGCAGTTACAGATTACGCTCTGACGGAAGAGCAAATAAGCAAAATTCAATCTTTGCTTCCGTATTCAAAAATAAATAATTATCCAGAACTTAACTTTGCGGTAATAAAAAACTAATTTAATGTCGCCCTATTTGGCGCACAACTTTGATGGGAGAACCTTATGTCTTTTAGCTATAACCAGATCGTTGATAAAGTAGAAGAGCTTGGCTTAGATCCATATTATGACATGGACTCTTTGCCTGAGCCTGACCGTGATGACATCCTTGATCATCTTTTCTTATCCTGTGACGCTGCTGATAACCTAGACGCTGCGCTGTTTACATACATGGATGGCGGTGATGCTGCTCGCATGATAGTCGATCTAGCCTACGGCAACCTCGAAGAAATTGGTAAAGCGCAAAAGGTTTTGCAGAAAGCCTTGATGGACACTGCCGCTGGATACCTAAGATCAGCGGTTCGCTCTTATTATCAGTTGGAGAAGTAGCATGATGGAATTTAACTTAGATCAAACAAACGAGCTGCTAGACGCACTGATCATGGGCAGCATGGTAGCTAACTATCCTGAGTTTGTTGAGTCTTACGGTCACGAAGTTGCTGACCAGAAGTTAGGACGTATGTTTAGCCGTGATTGGGATCGCCTCAAAGAAGAGGTCTGGGAGGCAACTTATCCTGCGTATCGCGCCAAGATGTATGCTCAGGCAGCACAGGAGGACGCACGATGCGGAATCTAACTAATATAGCTGCTGGACTGCTCGTTATCGTAGGACTTCTTATGGCTGGAGGCTCAGACTTTGAGGAGGCTAAGGCCGCTGAGTTCCGCTACTGCTCAGACGTTGCTTTGTGGAGAACGTACCAGATGACTGATGGCTCTAGTAATTACGGTCATCCAGACTACAAAGGCATCTATGATGATGTCTGTAGGGAGCTTGAGCCTCATGATCAGCCTTAGACCTCATCAAACGGTAGCGATTAACGCGCTGCGAGACAGCCTCAGAGCTGGCAACAAGCGAGTAATTCTCAGTGCGCCTTGCTCTATGGGTAAGACAATTATCGCCTGTTACATAGCCATGCAGGCCGTTAAGAAAAACCCAAAGGTTAGAGTGGCGTTCTTTTGCGACAGGCTGAAGCTCTTGAGTCAGACTGAAGAAACCTTCAAAAGCCTTGGTGCAAGTTACTCAGTGCTTCAAGGCGACAGTCCTAAATACGATCCTAATGAAAACATTCAGATCGTCAGCACAGCCACAGCCGTCAGGCGCAACCATTTCACCTATGACATAGCGATCATAGATGAGGCGCATAATATGTATAAAGGCTTGCTAGACCAAATGCGGCGCTTCAATAACCTGACCTTCATTGGCTTGACTGCTACGCCTTACAGCCGTGGTATGGCCTCTGAAGGCTTATGGCAAGACCTTATAGTCACTACCACTCCGCAGGATTTAATAGACGCTGGCTGGCTTTGTCCTACTGATTACTACCACGGCAGGACAGTTGATGTCTCTGATCTGAAGCTAAAGAAGTCACACACAGGCGATCATGATTATGATGCTGAAGACTTAGGAAAGCGTATGCAGGAAGACGACACGCTGGCAGGCGATATTGTGGACAATTACGTCAAGCACTCGAATGGCTTGACTAAGCGAGCCGTATGCTTTGCTCCATCTATAGCCTACAGCAAGAGTTTAGTAGAGCGATTCAATCAGACGTTAGGCCGAGAGATAGCCGTACACATTGATGGCTATGACGATCAGGCTACCAGAGAGCTTAAGTATCAAGATTTTGAGGATGGTGTGTACAAGGTTATGATTAACAGCCGCATCTTAAACACCGGATGGGACGATTCCGGTGTGGAAATCTTGATAGACACATTCAGGACTCGCAGTTTGACCACTTGGATTCAGCGCATAGGCCGCATATGGCGCATCCATCCTGATAAGAAGCGAGCGATTGTGCTTGACCACGCAGGCAATCTCTCTCACTTCGGAGCTTATCCGGAGTCTTTTGTGCCTTCGGAGTTGCATTCTAATGAGAGGAACTTCCAAGAGCGCAAGCAAACTAAGACCGAGCCTAAAGAACCTATTCTTCACAACTGCAAGCAGTGCAGCGGTGCGTTCACAGGACTTCGTTGTAAGTGTGGCTGGGAGCTACCTATAGGCACTCCAACGCTCAAAGATGACGGCACACAGCTCGTCAAGGCAGAGAACCTGTCACCTGCTGAGGCAAGGCGCAAGAATTTGACCAAGGAGCAGAAGCAGCAGTGGTACTCATCTCTCCTGTATTACGGCTACAAGCATAACTACAAGAAAGGCTGGGCTTACCATAAGTACATTGAAGCCTTCTCCTGCGCTCCTAATGGCCTGAAGCAGATAGGCAGGGAGCCAATACCAGAGGCTATGAACTGGATCAAGAGCCGTCAGATAGCATGGAGTAAGAGAGCATGATGGA